GTGCGTAGGCTGTTTAGTTCCATGCTTAAGCGTCCGTGCGTGTGACGACAATTTGCGATGCGTCGCCAGATGAGTACAGAGCCACAAACTCCATTGACACTGTGACTGCGCCCTCGCCTGATACGTCGGGTTGACCGCTGTTGTACTTCACGTTTGGAATATCAATCTCGTAGTCATTACCAGCAGTGTCGGTCAGCGTTAGCACGACGGAACTAGACGTCTCGTTGATAAACTTTTCGTACAGCGCTTTGCTGTCAAAGTAGCTGGTCAATGTGCCTGTGGCGCGTGACTTGCCGATGCTTGGTCGGTTAGTGGTGGATGAGCCAATGCTAAATAATGGTTCGATGCCGTTCTCAATACTCAGTTCTAGCGACGTAACCGTCGCGATAGTTGAACCGCCCTCTGTGATTGATCCGGTGAACGAGTCAAACGGTGTGTTGCCGCTGTCAGCGCTGTAAGTGCTAGTTGCAACTTGCGTAGTATTCAAGGTCAAGTCTTTACCTACCACACCCCAGGTCGCAGTCACCATGCTGTTAGGCGCAACCGCCAAAGCAAGGCTGTTCATTTCCACGCCGGTATATCGATGGTACTCAGGAGTGGCCAAGTCGCCAAATTTGCGCTCAAACGTAAACGAACGACGGGTAGTGCCTGCCTTTAATACGTCGGTTGTCCATGAGCCACACATGACGGCCTCCAACAGCACGTCAAAGGCTGCGTACTCCAACTCAGAACTAATCTCACCGCCAATGGTTTTGTTGCCGTGTCTAAAGTCCTCAATCTGGCGGTCGCCTCGTAGCTTTTCGCTTTCGATTGCGTCCTTGGTCATTGCCATATTCGTACCCGTGTGTGGAACAGGTGTCCAAGTCGGTGTCGACGGCGTTGTGCCGTAGGCCGATTCTGCAACGTAGTGCAGTGAATGTTGTGCGCCGTTTGCGATTGCCATTTGAGTTACCTCGCTTCTGTGTAAGTTTGAAATGATACGGACACTGGCACAAAATGCCAAGCACCCTCAAAGATTGCAGGCGCAATCGATACGGAGCGCACCCGAACGTTAACGCCATTATATGACGCAACCGTCCCGCGCTTAAAGTGGTCTGCCACTGCGTCCACCACTGTTGTGCGACCGCTGTTGGCTTTGTAAACAACGTCAACCTGATAAATGCCGTTTGTCTCGTCTAAGCCGGTAGCACCTAAGCCACTTTGCAGCGTGTCAGCCGGTAAAAAACTAGGGCGCAAGTAAGTTGTGCCACCCGTAGGTGCGTATTCAATGTTAGGCCACGCAATAGGGTTGCCACCAGCCAATGCTGATAGGCGAGTGTCCAATGCGGCCTGAATGTCGTTAAAGTGCGTACTCATTGCCTTGCCTTATTGATTTCAAGTTGCACACGCTGCAAGTTAATACGCAAGAATCCGTTAGGCGCTTGCTTACTATGCGACCCATATTCTAAGCGCCGCGCATAAGGTAGGTTGTTTGTCAAATAAAAGGTTTGGCCTAGCTTTAAACCTTGCAAGGTTACAGCAGCGTCATTTATTGAGCCAGCTCCCGTGCTGTCTAAGCGGCTTGTAGTTGACAAAACGGGCGACCCAATAGATGCTTGCCAGTTGCCGCGAAATCTACCCGTATCAACTGGGCTTTCCTTAATGATGCGCGACGACAAGCCAAACAATGTCCCTCGCACCTGCTTTTCTGTAAAGCCTTTGATGTTCAGCACTGCTTTGTCTAAGTCAGTTGCAAAGCTCATACGCGAACCTGTAAATTGCAGGCTACTACAACGTCAGCCGGTTTAATCTCAGATACCGATATAACGCGATAGGATTGGCTTTCAATGCTTGCCGTGTCGCCCACTGCGTATGCATGGCCTTCACACAATAAACGTCTGTCGTTTTGCTCAATGGCTTGGTCTGCACGCTCTCGGCTTGTGTACTCAAAAATACATGCGTACTTGTCAAATGTGGCTGTAGTTTGCGACACCGTGCCAGTCGCAGGGTTGTATGTGCCGTTTGTTGTGCGCGTAAATGTGTAAGACTTGCCGAACTTCTCTAGCAAAGCCTTTGCGTTACCAGCTAGCAGCGAGTAGTTATACACGGCTAACCATTCCCATCGGCCTAGTTATCTTGCCAAGCGCAAATGTAAGCGCAGGCGTAACGGTTCGGTTTGAACTGTTGTCCGCATAGGTCACGGAAATGTCGCCAACAGTCTCAGATGTAGTTTTACGAGCCTCAGTCTCGAACTGGCTGTACCCGTCTGCCTGCACCTTGGTCGCCTCGTAGGTGGACGTTTTGACCTCTTTGGGTATCTCTGTCGCGTCGGCATAGTAGCCGTCAATTTGCGCTTCGGTTCGTGGCCATTGCAAAAACTGGTTTTCGTTGGCCTTGTTGCCAATGTAGGCGATTCGCTCTAGGTAGTCCATAGCACGCAAAATCTGTTGCTCGACTGTGGTGTCGTCGGCTGAATAAGTTAACCCGCGTGCGTCTGCCCATGCTTTGAACTCAGCAAGGGTAACGTAGCTGTTGGCGTTTTGCACCAGTGAGCCATCTTCCACAATCAAGGCCATGATTAAACTTTCTTGTAACCGCCCAAGGCGTAATTGGCAACTTCATCGGGGTGAACGTCGGCTGTCTTACCGTCATCGCGCACCATTTTTACAATCTTCACTTTTTCGGCTTTGGCATCGGCTTGGCGGGTTTCGGTGGTTTGGCTGGCTTCACTTTGTACTGCTTTAGTGCTTTCGGCATTTTTTATTCCTCGCATAATTAATCCCAAGAAAGGGCTAGCCCCGAAAGGCTAACCCGTTTTGCTTTAGCCCAACAACACAGCGATGTGTTCAGGCTTCCATGCTTTGACACCCCATGAGGCAGCGACCTCAATCATTGTCTTGCGGTAGCCTTTGTAGACGCGGACTTCAAACACCATGCCGGTGAATGGGTCTTGAATCAACATAGAGTCGGTTGCAGTATCACCGCCATCTGGCACTGCTGGAGCACGCATAGCGATTTCCAAAGCAGTACGGTGGAAAGCAACGTTTGCAGTAAAGTTGTTGCCAACAGTAATTGCAGCGTTGTCAGCCAGTGCGATGCGTGAGCCTGGATTGCCGATTGCGAATGAGCCACCTGCAAGTGCTGTGTTTACAACGTACTTGTTGGTGTCGCCAGCAAAGGTCAAAATGTCACCAGCGATGATAGTACCCGAGCCACCGTCAGCAGCGATGCTTGTTTGGCCAACAGCGTGGGCTGCATCGTTTACTAAGTAGCTTGCGCCTGTACCCTTGGTGTGTGAGCGAACTTGTGCTGACTCTTTAATCATCAAGCCTTGCAAGTCAAGCAATGTACCCTGGCGCAGCATATCGATACCACCAGCTTCGTTTGCTTTTTGCAACTGAGCCAATTGACGCAAGTTAGTACCAGCCAATGTGCCCAAGACCATAGAGGCTTGACCGTCGTTGCTAGGCATACCGTTGTCAACCAGAATCTGTCGCAACTCAGCTACTTCGCTAAAGTTAGAGCCGAATGGCGTTGTGCCAGCAGTACCAAAAGCGCGTGATGCGTTACGGTAAGCCTCGGTAGCCAAGTCAACTTCCATCTCGTTAGCTAGTGTACGCATAGCCTGCTTGATTTGGTCACCGTAAACAGTCTCAAAACCGATACCGTTGTTCAAATGACGCACATCTTCGCCGGTGTATGGAATCTGCACGGCGCGAGCCTTGCTGATAACCAACGTCTTGTTGTCCACGGTCTGGTCTGTACCTTCGGGGATAGTCATAGACTCAGCCACGTTTACAGCGGTAGCTGCGCGTGTGAATGATGCACGGACATTATCACCTTTGGCGGCACGCTCAGAGCCGTTGGCATTGATTGTTGCTGAAGGGATGAAGCCGACTAACTCGCGGCCTACTACGTCAGCGGCTTTATAAATGTCCGCTGCAAGGTTGTCTAATACGTTTGCCATTGTGATGTTCCTTTGAAAATGGTCAATCTGAAATTACTTTACCGCCATCTTTAACGAATTTGGCGCGTTCTGATTGTGCCATAACGTCAAAGTCTGAGCGACTAACTTGTTTTCGACCACCATCGGCTCCGCCTTGTGACCGTGAGGCTCCGCCTCCGTTTGCTTGTGAACCGTCCACTAGGAACGGGTACGCAGTTTTAATTGTAGCAGTCAAGTCGTCTAAAGTGGAAACTGTTAATTGACCGCTATCGTCTAGAACTTTAATCCCATCGTCCGTTAATGTCAAACGGGCTGTAATTTGTTGCTCAAGCAATGATGCCCGTGCCGTGTCTTTTGTCAAACCAGCGGCAATCTTCGCAGCGGTTGTTTTAATCTGTCCGCGCTTAATGTTGGTTTGCAATTCCTCCATCTTAGACTTTAACTGTTCGGCTTCATTCTTTTGTGCCTCAAACAATTGTTTGTAGTCGTTGCTTGCTTTAGCCTTTTCTTCGGCTTCGGTTTTAGCTAAGTTAGCAGCCTCGTCCCGTTCGCGTTGCACCCGCTTTTTCTCGGCTAACAATTCATCATTCTTGGCTTTTAAGCCACCAATGCTTGTTTCAATCTGCGCCTGCGTATGTGCAGTGACTGCCTCGGCAATCTTTGCCTTAACTTCGTCTGTTAGCTCTAAGTCTTTAAGAAAGTCCATTTTTTAACCTCTGGTCTAAATGTTGTGGCTCTGCCACGGTTACAAACCCGCATCCTCAAAGGCTTGCGGTTCTAATCGGCGCAGTTCATCAAGCGTCAAGGTCTGGCCTTGGCTATCAACAAACCGGCCAATACTTAGCTTGCCGTCGCGAAACAATTGCCCGCGTGACCTGCCTAATACTGAATCCTGAAAACTTGCTGGCTGGCGCTTTAGCCATTGCTCATAAGTCGTGTTAGCACTGACTTGTTTAGCGCCTTGTGCACCCACTGCTGGCCGTTTGCCCGCCACCTTGCTACCCAAGTCAAACTTAGGGTCAACAACAGGGATAACCGTAGACCTACAGTTAAAGTGCGCTGGCGGGTACGGGCTTTCAGGCGCAAACGGGTACACCAAGCCGTCGCGGTTCATGCATATAAGGCTTGTGCGTGCATCTAGTGTGGAAACCCACTCGTAGCCGTTGAATAGGTCTTGATTCTCAATCATCGTAACGTTACGGGCTTGTATAGACACATGATTAGCAATTGTTCTCACAATAGTGCCTGCCTGGTTCTTTTGCAAGGGCGCTAACGTCTTAACCGCCGTTTGTATCGTGCTATTTGTGTCGCCCAGTGATATTCCGTCTCGTATAGCCTGGACTATTTGCTCAGACTTTTTACGGCCAAACACCTTCAAAGCATCGCGTATTGTGTAGCCCTCTCTTGGTGCAACGTTCATTATTGACGTAAAGATACTCGCCTCAAGCTGCGCCATGCTAGGCAATACGGCGCTAGTTCGCACTGTGTTGTCGAACATGGTTTTACTAAATTGCGCCTCGTATTCGGCAAAGTCTAATGATTCCTGTATTACTGTTTCAGCTAAATCACCGTTTAACTTGTCAAGCAATAGTTGCAAGTCCATCAATATAGCCTGCTGCCTAGCGCGTGAAAGGCTTGTTAGCTCGTTACCAGATAAGCGGCCTGATACTTGCTGAATAAGAGATTCAATAGCTTGCGCCGCCTGTTGCTCACGGCCAGCCGCGTACATCTGCACAAATACTTGGTGGCGTGTTGCCGCGTCAATTAAGGCGATATTGCTTGACATTAAATCAGAGGGTTAGCCGTTCCACGTTCTTCTTTAACCATCTCTAGTGTACGCATAGGGTCTACAACGCCTGCACTCTTTAAACGGTCGAATATGTCAGCCTCGCCAATAATATCTCTGTCTAACAGCGTAACCATAGACATTATCAATTGCGGGTCTACCGACTTGTCGTAAAACTCGTTGTTGATTTTAAAGCGTACATCGTCATTTACTGGCACACCCATAAACTCAGCTACCCAGTTAACGCATACCTCTAGCGCCTCGGACAGGTTGCCAACCAAGTCGCCTAGCACTGAATTCTCAGAGGCAAAGCGTATACGCGCACCTTCCGCCGTCTCGTTGCCCGTGCGGTCAGTAATAATTCGCGCACCAATAGCAACCATCGCAAGCTCTTTAGACTTCATGGCCTCCATCACCAATTGATTAGGGTTTGCTTGTAGCAACGTGGCTGAACCTGTATCGCCCAGCACATGACCGGAGCGTGAGCCTAGCTTAATTCCTTGCGGGTTGTACTGCTGCCACTGCTCCATGCTTAGGCTATGCGTGATGAATAGGCTTGGCTGGCCAACAAT